TACGCAACCGGCGCATTCGACGGGGTGGGGTTCGTGTTCGACGGATCCGACAATCTGGTCGGCATCGACCTGGATGACTGTTACGATTTGGAACAGGGCAAGCTGCACGGCCCGCACGCCGATCTGCCGGCCAAGGTGCCTGGGTACTGCGAGATTTCCCCCACCGGCACCGGCGTGAAGATTTTCACCCTGGGCAACATGGGCGCCTCGCACGTGGACCACGAGACCGGCATCGAAATCTATCCGCGCGGCCGCTACTTCACCGTGACGGGGCACACCCTGGGCGGCGCCGTTCCGGACACCGTGGTGGACCTGTCGGCCCTGGTGCCGGCCCGATCGACCATGAACCCGGGCGACGACTTTGCGGACTACAGCGCGCCCGTGGATTCGTACGATCTGGCCCGCGTCGAGACGGAGCTTCTGCCTTACTTCGACCCCAACTGTGGCTACACCGACTGGCTGAAGGTGGGCATGGCCCTGCACCACCAGTTTCGCGGCGACTTCGAGGCCCTGGAGCTTTGGGAGCGGTGGAGCTACCAGGACGGAAACTGCCCGAAGCATTCGCACGGCGCATGCGAGACCAAGTGGGCTACCTTTCAAAAGCGCGGCGGCGCTACCCTGCGATCGCTGATATTCACGGCCAACCGCACGAAGCGCGAAGAATCGATGCGCAACGGCAATATCATCCTGCCGGCCGGCCCGCTGAATCACGCACGCGAATTCCTGGAGGCGTATTACTCGTCCGAAGAGGGCACGCAACTGGTTTACTACACGCAGGATTTCTTCGTGTACACCGGCACGCACTACGAAATGGTGGAAGAAGCGGTTGTCCGATCGCAGCTATACCAGTTCCTGGACCGCTGCCAGAAACTGGGCCCGAAGGGCGAGATCCTGAAGTTCGCGCCGACACCCCAGTCGGTATCCGCCGCCCTGGACGCTACCCGGGCCCTGGTGATCCTGGCGGACAAGCAAGAGGTCAAGCCCCCAGTGTGGTTGGGCGACGCAGCCAAGGACCGGCCAGAGGCCTCCAAACTGGTGAGCCTGGAGAATGGCCTGTTCCATTCCGAGGACAGCGTGCTACTCCCGCACACGTTGAAATTCTTCACCAAGAACAGCCTGCCGTTTGCCTACGACCCGGCTGCGGACTGCCCGACCTGGGAGCGGTTTCTGAAGGACATTTGGCCCGAGGACCAGGAGTCGATCGACTGTCTCCAGGAAATCTTTGGCTATATCCTGTCGGGCGATACCCGGCAGCAGAAGTTCTTCAACGTGATCGGCCCGCGCCGCTCCGGCAAGGGCACGATCAACAAGGTCCTGGTGGCCCTTCTGGGGCAGCACAATACCGTGGCGCCGGAACTGGGCGAGCTATGCGATACCTTCGGCCTGCAACCCTGGCTAGGCAAACTCCTGGCATCGTTCACGGACGCACGCGCGCCGGAGCGCAACCGCGGTGCCGTCGTCTCGCAACTGCTGCGGATCGTGGGCGGAGATACTGTCACCGTCAACCGCAAGAACAAGGAAGCCTGGAACGGGTATCTGCCGACCCGTATCGTGATTTACTCGAACGAAATTCTGCAACTCAGTGAAAACAGCAACGCCCTGACCGGCCGAATGGTTGTGCTGCGCATGACCAATTCGTTCTACGGTAAGGAAGATGCGGATCTGTCCAACAAACTGATGGCGGAACTGCCGGGTATCTTCAACTGGTCCCTGGAAGGCCTGCGCCGGCGCGTAAACCGTGGCGGATACTTCATCCAACCCAAGACCGGCCAGGAACTGACCGAGATGATGGAAGAGGTATCTAACCCCCTGGGCACATTCTTCGACGACGTGCTTGTCCTGGAGCCCGCCGGTTTTGTCCTGAAAGAAGATGTGTTTACAGTTTATAAGAAATGGTGTCATAATCGAAATATCGTTGTGGGAAGCAGTCTCGCATTCAAGCGTAAATTCCTGGCCGCGACGCAGCACCTTCCAATCAAGGCCAAGCAACGACGCACAGGCGCCGAGGACCGGGCCTATGTTTATGAAGGCGTACGATTTACCAACGAGGCGAAGAAGTACTTGGACAGCATCGACACCGGAGGTACGGAATTTTGAGTAAGAAAGACTGGGGCTACTATCACGTCGATTGCGGGCACTTTCCTGCACAGATGAAACTGTGCTTTGACCGCAAGAGTTTCCAGAAAATCCTGGAGGACCACAACATCACCCTGCGGGCGGAGGCCCTGGTCGATGGAGTCGCGGAGACGCACTTCATCGCCGACGGCCGAAACGCGGTGATCATCGTGGTGTTCGACCTGGACGAATGTATCGATGAGGATCCGTCGTACTTGGTCGGGGTTATCGCCCACGAGGCCACACACGCGGTTTGCCGGGTGTTTGACCATATTGGCGAGCAGAAGGACGAGATCGGGGAAGAGTCTCGCGCGTACCTGACGGAGCATCTGGTTCGTCAGATATTTGCCGGTATTAAGATGCACGTAGAAAAGAATGCTAGAAAAGAAGATCGAGCAACATCTCGGAAAAAGGGTAAAGGAACTGGGGGGTCTGAGCCTCAAGTGGATCAGCACGATCAGCGGAGTGCCGGACCGGATAGTAATCCTGCCCAACTGCCTGCGGATGGTGGAACTGAAGACCGAAAAGGGGATTCTGTCGGAGCGCCAAAAACTGGTGTTTCAGCAACTCGAAAGCCTGGGGTTCCCAGTTACCGTATTGCGATCAAAGGAGGCAGTCGATGATTTTATCCAGAAAACGTGCGTACCGTCGGACCAAGACGGGGTTCCTGTCGGACCTGATGCACAAGGCAAAAAAGCGCGCAAGTGAACGCAATACCCCGTTCGACCTGGACCTGAAGTACCTGGAGTCGATCACGACAGACCGGTGTCCGATCTTCCATACGCCCCTGGTGTACGCGCAGTCCTCCGACCGCGGCGACGAGCGCCCGTCGCTAGACTGCATCGTGCCGCACCTGGGCTACGTGCGCGGCAATGTGGTGTTCATTTCCAACGTCGCCAACCGAATCAAAAGTAATGTGACGGAGCGCGAGATTTACAAGGTGGCAGACTGGTTGCACGCGAAACGGAAGGAAGTTCTCTATGCTCTCGGAAACAATGCTGCACAGCTATCAGCAGGACCTGATAGCAAAGGCGGCAACCTTGCCACATATTGGTTTACTCCTAGAGCCTGGATTGGGAAAAACCGTAACCGTACTAACGATCTTGGCCCGCTCTGCGTCGGGGCGGACCCTAGTAATTGCTCCGAAAAAGGTTGCGGAGAATGTATGGTTGCAAGAATCCGCAAAATGGGAGCACCTAAAGCATCTTCGGGTTTCCCGGGTATTGGGCACGCCCGCGCAGCGTATGCAAGCCTTGCAAGCCGATGCGGACATTTACGTGATCAATTTAGAGAACGTGGCGTGGCTTGTCGAATCAGCCTGGAAAGATGGTTTCTTCAACTACCTCGTTTTGGACGAGAGCAGCAGATTCAAAGACCCGTCTACGCAGCGGTTCAAGGCACTCAAGAAAGTGTTCCGCAAGTTCAGCCGGCGGATTATCGCTACGGGAACGCCCTCCCCGCAGGGCCTGGGCGACCTGTGGTCTCAGGTGGCGATCCTGGACGAGGGACAGCGATTGGAGAAGTCGCTAACCAAGTTTCGCATGTTGTACATGGAGCCGATCGAAAAGAACTGGCACACCAACGTAGTATACAAGTGGGGTGTCAAACCGGGAATGGCGAAGGTCATCCAGAAGAAAATCGCCGACATTTGTTTCAGCCTCCGAGCCGAAGACTATTTGAAGTTGCCGCGGCTTACGAACGTCTACCACAAGATGTGTATGGATCCGGCCATACGAAAATACTACGACCAGATGCGAAAGGAAATGGTCAGTGAAATTGATGGTCAAAAAATCACTGCTGCGACTGCGGCAGCTATGGCAGGAAAGCTGCTCCAGTTTACGTCAGGTGCAATCTACGATGAAGACGGTAACACGACTGAGCTACATTCAGCAAAGGTTGAATTACTGGAATCAATCGTGGAAGAAAACCCGGCACCAACTATGGTTTTCTATCACTTCAAGAGTGCAAAAAAGCGGCTTATGGAAGCGTTTCCGTACGCCGCGGAATTGAACGAGGCAAACATACTGAGGTGGAATCGCGGGGAGATTAAGATGCTGATCGCTCACCCGCAGTCCGGGGGGATTGGCTTGAATCTCCAGTGCAACGCAGGGAACATGGCACACGTCGTTTGGTACGACTTGCCCTGGAGCGCGGAGAACTACATTCAGGCCAACGCACGTGTGTACCGGCAGGGTCAAACCAAGCCGGTCATGCTGCACCATCTGGTCATGGAGCAGAGCATCGACGAGCAAGTCGTTCGAGCCCTGGAGGGCAAGATCGATTCCCAAGACGCACTAATGGAATCACTAAAGCTATGAGTACCGTACACAAGAAGAACGCGTCCGTAACGCGCCTGTCCGACGAAGAGCCGGACCTGATGGAGCAGGAGGACCTGGAGGGGCTAATGAATTCGTCCGACCTTTCGGGTTGGACAAGTGACGACCTGATCGACATTCGACGCATCATCGAAAAGAAGATGCCCGAGAAACAGCGCGAAGTGTTGGAGGCCTATATCATGGGATATACTGCCGCCGACCTGGAGGTCACAGAAAAGTACTGGCGCTATCACCTAAAGCGCGCGATAACGCTGATCAAAAAGGAAATGGGTGTATGACTCAACTGATTGCATTCACCGGCCGCGCCGGCAGCGGCAAGAGTACCGCAGCCATGTACCTACAAAGCATGTACAACTTCAAGCAGGCCAAGTTCGCCGGCACGCTGAAGGACATGCTGAAGAGCCTGGGACTCACGCACGAGCACCTGGAAGGCAACCTCAAGGAACGGCCCTGCGAGCTTCTTGGCGGCCACACGCCGCGACATGCGATGCAAACCCTTGGCACCGAGTGGGGGCGCAACCTTATCGTCCCAGACCTATGGGTCCGCGCCTGGACGTACAAGGTCCAGACCCTGCTGTCTCAAGGCGTGTCGGTGGTCTGCGACGACTGCCGATTCGATAACGAGGTGCAGGCTGTGCAAAATCTTGGCGGAGTCGTCTGCCATATTTCGCGCGGCGAAGAGTTCCACGCCACGGGTGCTGACCACCCGAGTGAAATGGTGCCGGAGAAGTTCGACGTGGAGATTTACAACTTCGGCAAATTTGATGAATTGAACTGGCAACTTAACCGACTGGTGAAATGATGAAATACTATTCAACCTTGATCAACCTGGAAACAGCCCTGATCGACCTGGACGGGTTGGCGCCAATCCTGTACGCTGTCGCAACCAGTGCGCAGGAAATGACGCACGATGAATTGCAGTCCGCACTGCACCGCATCGAATCCCTGCTCCGCAGCGGCCTCGAAAACGCAAACGATAGGTTCCAAGAAGTGTTTTCAGAAATCCGTGATGACACCCACGAGCCCCCAACCAAGAAAGGCAAGAAATGAAAACCCGATTCGATCTTGAACAAGCGATCATGCGCGTCTGGGGCACAAGCGAAGACCTGGACGCGCTTTTTGAACAGTACCTTGATGCGACGATTGCCATGACCGAGGACGAAATGTCCAACGCAATCCTGGGCATCAAGACACTTCACGAATTGCGAATGCAGCAAATGTGGCGCATCTTCGAGGCCCTGGCAGGGGAGAAAAAGATATGAGCAAACTACTCCAACAACTTATGGTCCGTGGGGGCTTTAGCAACAAGGAAAACGTGGAGCTAAAGCGCCAGGAGTTGGCCGGCGCCATCACCCGGATCGTCATCAACGAGGCCCTGGCGGAGGCCAAACAGAGGGCCAAGGCCCGGGACGAGGTGAAGCAACCGAAGAAGATCATCACTGATCCAGAGGATTAGGAAAGGGGCGGAAACGCCCCTTTTCTTGCATTGGTTGAGATATGGGACGACCCCATTTGGACCCAACCAAGCGCCCTTTCTCGGGCGCGCCACCTTAGCGTCACTGTATGGCACCCCCTAAAAAATATCTCTTCAAGCCTGAAATGTGCGACGTATTAGTCGCAATGGGCAAGACTGGCGCATCCCAGAAAATGATGTTCAGTGCAATCGGCATCACGCATAACGTGTCCGAGCAATGGAAGGAAAAGCACCCCGAATACGCCGCGGCCCTGGACGAAGCGATCACTCACTCACAAGCATATTGGGAGCGCGAGCTTCTGGCTAACGTCGGCAACAAGGCATTCAATTCGCGCATCGCAGAGATTGCCCTGCGCGGTCAGTTCCCCAAGGATTACAAGGAAACCCGCGAGCAGAAGGTCGAGGGTAAGGTCGAGGTGGTCATGGATTTCAGTGGCGCCGTCAACGACCTGATCAAAAAACTCCGAGACGCGAAGACCGAATAAAAGCACAAAACGCCCTCCCAAAAGCGGCCCATCGAGGCCGCTTTTTTGTATATGTAGAGTTACCGATCACTCCGATGAACCTGGAACTCTATGACAGCACATGCGATTCTTTCTGCGTCCGCATCCAAGCGGTGGCTAACGTGCACACCGTCCGCCCGCCTGGAGCAGGCCCTTCCCGAGCCCAAACGTCGATCCGATGCGTTTGACTTCAGCAAGGAGGGCACCATGGCGCACTCCCTGGCGGAGGCAAAGCTGAGGTTCCATTACGGCCAGATTTCGGCCGATGAGTACGAGCGGGAATATGAGATCATCAAGGCAACCCCGTACTACAACGAGGAATTCGAGCGATATGTTGACGACTACGTTATCTATGTCCGCAGCCAAGTTGGCGAAGGAGACCGCCCGCTCTTTGAACAGCGCGTGGATTTCAGCGACTGGGTACCTGACGGTTTTGGCACTGCGGATGTCATTATCCTTTCGCCAGGAAGGATCCGTGTTATCGACCTTAAATTCGGACGGGGTGTCTTCGTCGATGCTAAAGACAACTCGCAACTCCGCCTCTACGCGTTGGGAGCATACAGTAAATTCCGTGAAGAATTTCCAGACATTAGGGACGTGGAGTACACCATCCACCAACCCCGAATCGAAAACATTTCTTCCGACTCTACATCAGTAAACAAGCTACTCGACTGGGCGAATTCGTTTGTCAAGACCAAGGCCAAGCGCGCCTGGGCCGGCACCGGCGACTTCATTCCAGGTGATCACTGCCAGTTCTGCCGCGCCAAGCCGACATGCCGCGCCCGCTCGGATTTTGTCAACGAGGTAGCCAAGCTCGAATTCCGTGAGCCGGCGCTACTGAGCGACGCGGAACTGGACCTTGTGTTTTCCCGAGCGGGTCAATTGAACGCTTGGGTGAACGATGTGGAGCGGTTCTTTACCGATCGGGCAATCGAAGACGGTGTGTTGCCTGCGGGCTACATACTGGGCAGCACCAAGCCCCACCGACGCATCACGGACGAGGCCCTGGCGCGGCAAGTGCTCATCGAGAACGGCTTTAAGGAAGAGGACATTTGCCCGCCAACAGGCCTGAAGTCGGTTGCCCAACTGGAAAAACTTGCCAAGAAGGGTGTTGTTTCTGGTATGCTGCGCGACTTGATTGTGCAGCCCCCAGGGGAGCCCAAGCTAGTGAAGGCCAAGGAATCAGCGAAGGAGGATTTCAAATGAGTTCTACGCTGATCGCCATCATTGGTTTTGTGTACTTGGTAGTGGCCGCGGACCTGATGATCAAGGGCCAAATCGGCCTGGGGTTGTCGTTCGTGGGCTACTCGATCGGCAACGCAGGCTTGTGGCTTGCAACGCGATCGTAAAGCACCTACAATCTCGAAAACGGGAAAGCGGTCGGCCCGTTCTATCCGACCCGAATCATTGTCACTTAGGAGCCAAGAATGGCAAAGTCAGTAAAGGTTGTCACCGGTAAGGTTCGTTTCTCCTACGCTCACGTGTTCCAAGCACAAGAGCCCAAGGGCGGCGGTACCGCGAAGTACTCTGTGTCTCTCATCATCCCGAAGAGCGATACCGAGACGATCAAGAAGATCAACGACGCGATCGAGCAGGCCAAGCAGGAGAACAAAGACGTTTGGGGCGGCACTATCCCCAAGGGCCTGAAGGGCGGCCTGCGCGATGGAGACGAAGAGCGCGACGATCCCGCGTACGCCAATTCGTACTTCATCAACGCCAACTCGGCACAGAAGCCGGGTGTGGTGGACCAGGACCTGAACGCGATCCTGGATCCGGCGGAGTTCTACTCCGGTTGCTACGGCCGTGCGTCGGTCAGCTTCTTTGCGTACAACAGCAGCGGCTCTAAGGGCGTCGGCTGCGGTTTGAACAACGTGCAGAAGTTGGAAGACGGTGAGCGTCTGGGTGGTGGCACGAGCGCCGCACAGGACTTTGCAATTTAAGGGGGTCGCTGTGGCTACCAAGAAGAAGCCCGCGGGCCCCAAGGAACACAAGGACAGCTTTTCCAAGCTGTTCTCTGTGTCCGGTCGTTTTGTCACGCTCCAGGCGAAGGCCCGCAGCAGTGACGATTATTCGATCGGCGTGACTATCTACGACGGCAACGACAAGGCGTCGATCTGGCTGTCGGAGTGGGACTCGAACGAAGAGAATGAGTTCTTGAACGCAGTTCAGGAAGCAGTGAATCGCGCAGTGACCTTCCGAAACATGGTGAAGACGCTGCCCGAGCGGATGGTGCGTGAAGCGGACGTAGACGATATTTTTGCTACTCTGCGCGCCAAACGTAAAAAGACCGCCAAGGCTTCGTAAGAGGCAGGCGGAATGGTGGCCGGCCTGGGGAAACCCAAGGCCGGCCTTTTCGTCAGTACCTTAACCACAACAATCGCATGGACAATTACCAAACCTATATCGCTTCAAGCCGTTACGCGCGCTACATCGACGACCTGGGGCGACGGGAGACATGGGCAGAGACCGTCAACCGCTACGTGCAGTACGTATTCGACCGCACACCCGCCATCGCTCAGAACGTGGAACTGAAAACCCGTGTTCGAGAGGCCATCGAAAACCTGGAAATCATGCCGTCCATGCGTGCGGTAATGACGGCCGGCAAGAGCGCCGACCGTGACAACACGTGCATCTACAACTGCTCCTATCTGCCGGTCGATGACCCCAAGTCATTCGACGAGGCCATGTTCATTCTGCTGTGCGGCACCGGGGTTGGTTTCTCGGTGGAGTTCCACAACGTCAACAAGCTGCCCGAGGTGCCGGAGCAACTGTTCCCGAGCCACCACACGATCGCTGTGCACGACAGCAAAGAGGGATGGGCCAAGGCCCTGCGCCTGCTGATTGCGAACCTGTACGCCGGCGAAATCCCGAAGTGGGACGTGAGCCGCGTGCGGCCCGCCGGATCGCGCCTGAAGACCTTTGGCGGCCGCGCCAGTGGTCCCGAGCCCCTGGTGGATCTGTTCGAGTTCACGGTGCGTACCTTCAAGGCTGCCCAGGGTCGCAAGCTGAATTCCCTGGAGTGCCACGACCTGATGTGCAAGATTGGCGAGGTTGTGGTGGTCGGTGGCGTGCGTCGCTCGGCCATGATTTCGCTGTCAGACCTGGACGACGAGCGCATCCGTCACGCCAAGGCCGGCCCCTGGTGGGAGACTGCCCCGCACCGCGCCCTGGCGAACAACAGCGCCGTGTACACACAGACCCCGACCGTGGGCAAGTTCATGGAGGAATGGCTGTCACTGTACAACTCGCACTCAGGCGAGCGCGGCATCTTCAACCGTGAAGCTGCCAAGAAGATGGTCGCCAAGTATGGGCACCGGGATCCGAATCACGAGTTCGGTACCAACCCGTGCAGCGAAATCATTCTGCGCCCGTACCAGTTCTGCAACCTGACCGAGGTTGTGGTGCGGCACGACGACACGCTCGAAACCCTGCTGCGCAAGGTTGAGGATGCGACGATCCTGGGCACCATCCAGTCCACGTTCACGCATTTTCCGTATCTACGAAAAATCTGGCAGCGCAACACCGAGCAAGAGCGTTTGTTGGGTGTGTCCCTGACGGGTATCTACGACAACTTCTCGCTGTGCACCGAAGCGCCGGCCCTGGACTACATGCTGACCACACTGCGCGAGCATGCCCGCGCCGTGAATAAGGAATGGGCCGCACGCCTGGGCATCCCGGAGAGCGCCGCCATCACGTGCGTGAAGCCCTCTGGCACGGTGTCGCAACTGGTGGACGCAGCGTCGGGCATTCACCCGCGCCATGCACCCTTCTACATTCGCCGCGTCCGTGGCGATAAGAAGGACCCGCTGTCGCAGTTCCTCATCCAGGCCGGCGTGCCCCACGAGGACTGCGTGTATAAGCCGACCCAGACCGTCGTCTTCAGCTTCCCTCAGCGGGCTCCCGCAGGCCTTACCAGGGACGATGTGAGTTCGACCGAGCATCTGCGGCTGTGGTTGGCCTATCAGCGCAAGTGGTGCGAGCACAAGCCCTCCGTGACCATCTCGGTCAAGGAAGGCGAATGGCCGCGCGTGGGCGCCTGGGTGTTCGAGCACTTCGACGAGATCAGTGGCGTGTCGTTCCTGCCCCACGATGGCGGCACGTATCGTCAGGCCCCGTACGAAGAGTGCACGGAAGAGCAGTACAATGAATTGAAAGCCCGCATGCCGGTAATTGACTGGACAAAGCTCCGGGAAGAGACCGATAATGTGGAAGGCGCACAGATGCTTGCATGTGTCGCCGGTTCGTGTGAAATTTGATTTCTTGCGGTGGTGTTGAGGCTTGACGGGGCTACGGCCCCGTCTTTTTTCTGCATAGAAAGGTGAATAGCAATGCGTCGATTGTTCGCCCTTTTCGCCGCAGTTATTGCTGTGAATATCGTCCAACCAAACTGAACCCAAACCCGCCGATGCGTCGGCTTGCCATAGGAGCACCCCATGAAAGTCAGTATCGACTTTGAAACCCGCAG